CTTGTTTACAGCCTTTTCTGCTAGTATGTAGGAAAGGTTTTTTATTTTGCGTTGGTTTAATCCCCTATATTACAATTAGCGAAACCATGTGATAAGAAAGGGGAATGCAAGGGTCTAATGAATAAATTAAGTTTTATTTCAAGCATTCCTAGTGATAATGATACAACAATTTATTTAGTGCCTACTAATTCTCAAAAGAGCTTACAGTTCTTTAACGTGGAATTAAATATGCACTTTTATGATCTTAGTGGTAATAGTCGTTTAACTATTCCGGTAAATGCTAACGATGACGGTGTTTACTTTAAGCTAAGCCAGTTATCTTCATTAGGGCTAGGAACATATGCTTTTTATCTTAGTATGCGTTATTCAGACCATATGGAGTATTATCCTAGCAATACAGCGAAGTATATTACTTTGGCTTATAATAACAACAGATTAGTCTTTAAGAGTATCTTTACTCCCGAAGCTACTAATATTACTCCTCCCGATACGAGTAAGATTGTTGAACGCCAAGTTTTGCACGTCCATGATATTGATATTAAAGATATTAAGGTATCGACAATTGACTCTAATAAAAACGCTAATGTTTATCTAGATCAGTATGATGTTTTACATTTTGATATTCCTAAGGGTGAGACTGGTAAGTCTCTATATGAATTAGCACGGGACGCTGGTTTTACTGGTAGTTTTAAAGACTATGAAAAAACTTTAGTTGGTCCTACTGGTCCTAAAGGTGATCGTGGTTATAATATCTGGTTCGATACCCATGATTATGGTGAAAACTACCGTGGCTCTTATTGGACTGACTTAAAGGGATCTGCTCCCGATCGTGGACCACAGGTTAGCGACTTAGTGGTTTTAAGTAGTGGTCATTTAGTTCAAGTAACTGGTGTTAGTTACGGTGGTGTTCCCGAAGCTGGTGGAGGTACCTTTAATTATGGTCCTTACTTAGCTAACTTAGCTGGTGTAGCTGGACCAAAAGGTGATCGTGGTGCTACTGGTTTACAAGGTCCTCAAGGTAATACTGGACCTACTGGTCCACAGGGTCCTGTAGGTCCTGCTGGTAAGAACTTTAATATTAAAAAGACTTTTGATTCTGTATCTGCAATGAATGCAAGTAATGGCGCTGGATTTACTGACGGTGACTTTACAATGATTGCAAGTAATGTTAGTGATCCTGATAATTCAAAGCTTTATGTTTGGGACGGAAGTAAGTTTGTTTATATTTCTGACCTTTCTGGTGCCCAAGGTATTCAAGGACCACAAGGGATTCAAGGTATTCAGGGGGTTCAAGGTAAGCAAGGTTTAACTGGACCTCAAGGACCAAAGGGGGATAAAGGTGATACCGGGGCTACTGGACTCCAAGGACCCAAGGGGGATAAGGGTGAAACCGGACCACAAGGTCCTCAGGGTGTAAAAGGTGATACAGGTAGTCAAGGCCCGGCTGGTAGAGATGGTTTGGCAGGTCCACAGGGTAAGACAGGTCCACAGGGTCCTAAAGGAGAAACCGGTGCAACTGGGTCTCAAGGACCAAAAGGTGATCGAGGATTAAGTATCTGGTTTGATAAGTATGCTTATGGTGGTAGTAGTCCTAACCAATACTGGTCTGACTTGTATAATACTAAAGTAGGGTTTGGTCCACAGGTTGGCGATCTAATTATCCAGCCTAATGGTATGATTACCCAAGTAACTGCTGTTAATGCTAGTGGAGATGCTGGTCAAGGTGGTGGTACTTTTGATACGGGTGCTGTTATTGGTAATATGCAAGGTCATACCCCTGTTCGTGGTACTGATTACTGGACTGACGCAGATAAAAATGAAATTAAGTCTTATGTAGATGACGCAATTTTAAATGGAAAGTGGTGAGTAGATGAGTTTGAATGATATTTTAACGGTTCTACTCTAATAGATTGGAGGTGATAGCATGACAGTTAAGGATACTTTTACTTCAATGGCCGATCATCTACGTAGTGAATATGGTATTAATGATTTATTAACGACTAATCAGATTAAGGACGGTTTTAACGGGTTACACGTTACTAACCTAATAGATGATGGCCAGTCCTATGATTCAACAGTTGATAAGGTTGGTTGGAAACCTATAACGGGATTTCAGAAGTATGCTAATTTGATTCCAGGCAAATATATTTCAGTTTCATGTGATATTGAATGGTCTGGATATGATCCTAGTAAGGGTGAGCGCATTGGTATTGAATATGGAATAAAGTTTAAGAATAGTCCTGAATTTTGGCTAGAGGTATTTTGTTACCCTAAAACTTCTAATGGTTCTAATCACATAGTTGGTGGTGGACTATTACCACAGGACATTATTACAGGCTATGATGAAGGTAATTTTTACTCAATTGACTCGGGTGTATGCAAGATTACTAACCCCAAGATTTTTATAAATCCAATGGGGGGGAAAAGCAGTCTGAACTTGCTTAACCCATCCTTGTTTATGTTAGATCATAGTAAAATGCAGGGAACATTGATTACTTTTGATACCACAGGTCCTACTGATAGCTTAGGTCTTATCCGTCAGAATCATATCTATCCTAATAAAGGTAGTTCTTATAAATTATCCTTTGAAGCTATTGGTAGTGGGAATATAATGACATATGTATTTGGTGGTACAGTTGATAAGGGTTATCAAAGCAATGGTCATTTGATTACCTTAACAAATAGCTGGGATTATTATGAGCAATTAATCCCTGCTGATAATATGCCATTAAATGCAAATTTTAATTTTAGTGCAATTACTAATTGTAAGGGTAAGGTAGCTGATCTTAAATTGATAGAAGTTTGAATTTAACTAAGCTAAAATTAAAAGGCTTACTAAGATCAGCGACTTGTGATATAATAAGTTGTAAGAGTGGTAGTAACTCTACGGAGCCTACTGCGAGGGGTAAGTACAAGTCCCTATAAAGTACATTAAGACTAGTCTAAGTCCTACTCATGCTATTTGTGAGTTAGGGCTTTTCTTTTACAATTTTGTATTCTTTTCTTTGTATAGTGTTAATTCCCTATATTACAGTACAGGTGATAAGAATGACTTATGATGATGTTCTTATTAAACGTAAGAAGTTATTTAAGCATATGGATCGTAAGAGAGTGTTTAAGCGTAAATCACATAATACCGAAACTCGTTATTGTGCTGTTTGTGGTCGTCCTCTTACATCCTATGTATTTAAGACAGGGGAGTTTGTTACCTCGGTTAAGCATATTCATTACTATGTAAATGGAACTTTTCTTTCTGGTTCTGTTTGCTATAGTCCACACAGTTGTTATCTGTATTTAAGAAAGGAAGTGAAATAACTTGTCTGGTTTAACAGATTCAATTCGTCAAATGATTTCAGCGGGAGAAACTGCTGATAAGGAACAAGCAACAGATAATATTAAACAAACAATTGAATTAGTTTCTAAGAAGCTTTTAGATCAGGCAATGAGTGGAACTTCTGAACTTGACGTTAAAGACTTAAAGGACTTAGCTTCTGTTTATACTTTATTACAGCAAACTTCTGCTGGCGATGATACGCAAACAGGTGCTCCGCAAGCCCCTGCTGGTATGAGTGATATTTTTAATGACTCTATCCCAGTCTATAAAGATCCACAGGATGAGAACAAGAAACGGGTGGATCAAGATGATTTAATTGACCTATCATCTAAGGATATTGATAAGATGGTATCAGATCAGTTTAAGGAACAAAATGACCTTAATTATAAAGCTAATGAAGCTTAATTATTGACTTATTAAATAATTATGCTATTATAATTTACAAGTCGGTCAAACTTACGTATGGTGTTTTTATTTTTAGGTAGCTACTGCAGTAGCTACCTTTTGCTATATAAGCAGTATATAAAGGATTAAAATTAGAAGTAGGAGATTTAGCTACTCCACTATAAAATAAATAATTAATTACAAAAACCACTTAAACTAAGAATAAATTTTAGGTTAGGTGGTTATTTTAGTTGATTAAGTTGTATAATAATGATTGTTTGAAAATTTTACCTACTTTACCAGACCATAGCGTAGATATGGTTTTATCTGACCTTCCGTTCGGATCAACTAGGAATCAGTGGGATCATATTATTCCAATGGATCAGCTTTGGGAGCAGTATAAACGCTTATTAAAAGTAGGTGGAGTAGTTGCTTTGTTTGGTGACGAACCTTTTTCATCTAGTTTAAGGCTATCTAATCCTAAATGGTATCGTTATGATTGGTATTGGATTAAAAATCGAGGTTCTGGTTTTCTTAACGCTAAGAGAATGCCTTTAAAAGCTGTGGAAACAATTTCAATTTTTAATCCTAAGCTTCCTCTGTATAATCCACAGATGACTGAGGGAAAGCCATATAGAGCTAAGAATGATACTAAAAGTAATAATTGGGGTTCTTATAAAACCAGGTTGGACTACTGATAATAAAGGTACTCGTTATCCAGTTAACGCTATTCATTTTAATAAAATAGCAAAGACAATTCACCCTACTCAAAAGCCAGTTGATTTATTAGAATACTTAATTAAAACATACACTAATGAGGGTATGACTGTACTAGATAATACTATGGGTTCTGGGTCTACTGGAGTTGCTTGTAAGAACCTAAATCGTAGTTTTATTGGAATTGAAAAAGATCCAGATTATTTTAAATTAGCAAAGGAGCGATTAGATGGGAACGTGGATTAAATGCTTACTTTTTATCTATTTTAACAGCTTCTATTGTACAGTTAGGTTATCGTAATTTTAAGCGGGGTGCGAATGGTAAAACAAAAGATTATTAAATCTCCAATTAACTATATGGGCAGTAAGAGGCGTTTACTTCCTCAGTTGTTGCCAGAATTACAACAAGATAATATTGATACTTTCTTTGACTTGTTTGCGGGTGCTGGTAATGTTTCTTTAAATGTTAAGGCTCAATTTCATGTTTGGAATGATCTTTCTACTCCTTTGATTCAAATGTTCAGAGACTTATCTAGCTTAAATTCTTTGCAGTTTGAGGTTCTAAAGAGTATATCACTTAATCTAACTAGTAAAGACGAATTCTTAAAACTGAGATCTGATTATAATTCTGGTTATTTTGAATATGATTTTGATAAATCTATTTCTCTCTATCTGCTGATTATTGCTTCTTTTAATGGTTTGCCCCGTTTCAATAGAGCTTTTGAATATAATATGCCTTATGCTAATTCTGAACGGGTTAATAAGCGGTATTTAGAGAATAAGCTAAAGATTCTAGGTGACTTTATTAAAGTAATTAAAAATGGCTCTTACGGATTTACTAGTAAAAGTTATGATAAAGTAATTAACCTTAATACTGTTCATGATAATGATTTAGTTTACATGGACCCGCCCTATTCTTTAACTACCGCTACCTATAATGATGGCAAGCGGGGTCTTAATTGGACTGAGGAAGACGATGTTAAGTTAGTAAATTACTTTAATGATTTAACACAAGCAGGGGTTAAGACTGCGATGTCCAATGTGTTATCACATCGTGGAAAAGTTAATACAGTTTTAATGGAGTTCATTAAAGCTAATCCAGATCTTAAAATTGTTCATCTTAATATGGACTATTCTAATTCAACATATCATACTAAGTCTGGTAAAAGTGATGAAATTTTAATTAAAAACTATTGACAATAACTATTAAAGATATTATCATTATAAGTATAGATTTCAACATTGAAGTCTCCTTTCTAAGAATATTATAAATTGAAAAGTCTACGGTCTTCCTATCATCTTCAATAGGCTGTGGGCTTTTCTTTTTGTCTTTTTGGGATTATAATTAATTTAAATTAATGTGAAAAGAGCTCGATTAATGCAGACAAAAGAAAGTCCTAAAAAAGAACAATTACTTAAAACTGTTGTTTCTACTGGTTGCCCTTATTGTCATTCTCCTCATAAGGTAGAGTATTTGCCTGATAGTGGAATGGGAGTATCAATCGAATGCGATGACTTGCGTACTATTCAGCCTTATCTATCTGTAGAACATACAGGTAATTTTGACGAAGAAGTATTAGCTGATATTGTAGAGCAGATTGAGATTAAGTTTTGTCCTTTTTGTGGTAGGGAGTTGTAATTATGACGATTGATAAGTATATTGGAGGTCTAAATGCGAATCGATACACTGTATGAGGGTAATTCTATTGATTTGATCAAGAAGGTTGAAGATGAGAGTATCCATGCGATTATTTCTGATATTCCGTATGGTATTGGGTACGATGACTGGGACGTACTACACAATAATACTAACTCTGCACTCGGTGGTAGTTCTGAAGGACAGAATAAAAATGGTGCGCTTTTTGCAAGACGTGGCAAGCCGTTGAATGGTTGGAGTGAAGCTGACAAAAAGATTCCATTAGAGTATCAACAATGGGTAAATAATTGGGCTTCTGACTGGCTTATAACGTTAAAGCCGGGTGGTAGCGTGTTTATCTTTGCAGGGCGTAGATTTGCACATAGAGCTGTTGTCGCTATGGAAGACGCTGGGTTTACTTTTAAAGATATGATTGCATGGCAAAAAAACAAGGCACCGCATCGTGCGCAACATATTTCGTCTATCTATAGTAGGCGTGGTGATTATGAGAATGCTGAAAAATGGTCTGATTGGCGTGTAGCTAATACAAGACCCTTGTTTGAGCCAATTCTATGGTTTCAAAAACCATACGAAATAGGAAAAACTTTGGCTGATAATGTGTTAAAATATGAAGTTGGCGCATGGAATGAGACAATAATTGACAAGTATACTACTTTAGTTGATGTGTTACCTGAATCAAATATTATTAGAGTCAGTGAGCAAACTAGTGATCATGGATTTCACCCAACACAAAAACCTTTGAATTTAATGAAGATGCTAGTTGAATTAGTTACAATTCCGGGACAAGTGGTACTTGATCCATTTATGGGATCTGGAACTACACTGGTTGCATCGAAGCAACTGGGACGACACTATATAGGATTTGATATGGATCATAATTTTGTTGAGATAGCTAAAAAACGGTTACATGATTCATTTTAGAAAGATATTTCTTAAATTAAAAGATGCTGTGTAGTAAATACGTGTATATAGTGTCTTTGTGTATAGTGATAGCTCCAGTAGGTAGATTGTTCCATTTTATTATATTTTTAGTCTTAGCTAAATAATTAGCTAGGGCTTTTTATGCTATAATAATAATGAATGTGCAAAGGTGGTGATAGCTGATTAGCTTAAAAACAATTTATCGAAAGTCTTTACAGAAGGTTGTTGATAATACTAGTGCTGATACGTTTTTGCCCGATATTGATCGGATTATGCTAAAGTATAAGCACTTAGGCTTGACTAAAGAGCAACAAATGAAGATCTTAGAACAGCTTAGTCTTGCTATTGACGTAAAGATTAGTAAGTTAACACAAGAAATTAGAGAGGAAGATGATAATTAAGTGGATGGTAAACAATTAACAAAATTAGCTAGGTCAATGTTTAATTTAGGTCCTAAAGATCCTATCACAGTTGACCAATTGAATTATGTGTTGGGTATGAGTAGGCCTAGTAACTATCTACTTCAACATCATACGATTAATGGTAAACCATTAACCTTTAATGTACCCGATCATGACACTACAAAAGCGCTTTCACATCGTCCTTGGCAAAAAATGGTTATTGACGATGTTAATTATCCAGATCTGTGCGTAATTAAAAGTCGACAGTTGGGGTTAAACTAAGCCCTGTATAGTAGTAATACTATATAAAATTTCCTCTAAACGGGTAAAGCTAAATAATAATTACAATAAAGAATAAGCTAGTAAGAAAGACTAAGCCCTAGTAATTAAGGGTAGAGTTGACCTACCGTTCTAAGATAAATGACTAACGACTAAGTCCTTATTAAACTAAGGTAATGGGGAACACCTATAAATTGGTGAAGATATAGTCTAATTTTATATGAAAATATAAACTTATGATATGTTAGTGAAGTCGGTATTGAGCAGATGATTTATTGGCTTGATATACATAGTGCTGATAAACCTAATGGTTTGTATACATTTCCTACTTACCGACAACTTAATGACTTCTATAAGCAACGCATTCTACCAGAGTTTGAGTCTGGGTATTATAAGTCTTTAATTAAAGATCCTAAGACAACCACAATGAATGGTATGAAAATTAGAGATTCTAATTTAATTTTCCGTACTAGTTCACAAGGTAGTTCTATGGAAGGTCTAAAAATTGATCGGCTTGCGCTGGACGAGTATGACCGTTTAAACCCTTTAGCAGAGCAGTCAGCAATCCAGTCTATGCAGTCCTCACCTTATAAGATTGTAAGTAGATGGTCAACGCCTAAATATGTGGGCGCTAAACTTAGTAATAAGTTTTGAATAAACTTTGTTAAACGGGTATAGCCAAATAACTGAAGTAAATAGGCTAGTAAGAAAGGCTAAGTCCAGAAGTGGATAGAGTTGATCAACCGTGCTAAATAGAAAAGCCTAACGATTAGGTGTTTACTTACTATATTAGAATATGGTATAAAAATAATAGAAAGTGAGTAAACATATGCCTAGAAAAATAACAGATAAGATATTTAAGCAACGAGTATATGATCAAGTAGGTAATGAATATATAGCTTTAACTCCCTATGTTAAGGGGTATGAAAAAGTTAAGTTTAAGCATACTAAGTGTAACAACACTTTTTGGATGACTCCTAATCATTTTTTAGGGGATCATAGACGATGCTCCTATTGTAATCATGGTAATGCAAAGTCACCGGAGGAATTTGCAAAAGAATTTTGTAAGGTTGCAGGAAAACATTACATTCAGCTAACTGCTTATCATCGTTCACATGAAAAAATTGAAGTCATTCATGTTGATTGTGGACATAAATATTGGGTTGACCCTGATTCTTTTGTAAGTGGGGGTAGGAGATGCCCTAAGTGCTATGGAAATAATAGAAAGACAATTGAGCAGTTTAGAGAAGAGGTTAATTTATTAACTCATGGTGAATACGTTTGTATTTCCGAAAGCTATGTAAATAATAGAACAAATGTTGAGATTAAACATTTAGTATGTGGCAATAAGTACAAGGTTACACCCCATGATTTTATAGAGGGGAATAGATGTCCTTATTGCAAGCAATCAAAAGGGGAGAAGTTAGTTCAGAAAATTCTGGATAAACATAAGATACCTTATGAAATACAAAAGCGCTTCGAGTGGTGCAGGCGTGAAAATGGTAGCTATTTACCTTTTGACTTTTATCTACCTAACTATAGCTTATGTATTGAGTACGATGGTATTCAGCATTTTAAGAGTGTTAAATACTTTGGGGGACGGAAGAAGTTGCTAAGTCAACAAAATAGAGATAATTTCAAAAACAGGTGTTGCTTGAATAAAGAAATATCAGTTATTAGAGTTCCTTATAATCTATCTCCAGATTTTGTAGAAGTTAAATTAATGTCTGTAATAAATTCTAGGCAAAAAGCAAAGGATCGTATAGCTAAAATTATACGATTATGATATAATCTAATCTATTTAGAAATAAATAGTTAATATAATTGACAGTACAAAATTATGGGATACATCGTCTGTTTTTACAATCAGACCAGAGACGTTGGGTACACACTTGCCCACATTGCGGTTTTGAACAGGTTTTAGACTATGAGAAGAATGTTAAGCAGGTTAATAAAGATGGTATAGATACAGACGCTAGGGTTGTACAGCCGGGTACTTTTCAGTTTGTTTGTCAGAAATGCGGAAAATTGCTTGATCGGTGGTATGATGCCAAGTGGGTTGTAACTCGCCCCGGTTCGGGACGTAGACATGGTTATGCAATTTCGCAAATGGATAGATTATGTGTCCCCTTTAATAGTGATATTAATTGAAATAAACTTACTAAACGGGTAAAGCTAAATAATAATTACAATAAAGAATAGGCTAGTAAGAAAGACTAAGTCCTAGTAATTAAGGATATAGTTGACCAACCGTACTAAATCTGATCTATAATAGATAGAGAAGTAAAAGTCTAACGACTAAACTTCTAATATTAATTTATTAGATAAGAGTGATATTTTATTATGGGTAGACTAAAGACTAATGAAGAATTTTTAAATGATTTGAATAATAAATACGGTAATGAATATATACCTTTGTCTCCCTATATAAGGAATAATATAAAAATCCCCTTTTTACATTATGATTGTTGTACTATTGAGTATCATACTCCTAGAAGAATTTTACAGGGTCATGGATGTAAAAAGTGTGGGAATATAAGTAGTGGATGTCAAAGAGAGAAGTCTAATAATAATTTTTTAGAGGAATTAAAATTATTAGGGTTAGACGACTTTAAGTTTAATGAGTCTTATCGTGGTAGAACTAAAAAGATTAGTTGTACACATCTTAAATGTGGTTTCACTTGGAAAGTATCTCCAGCAAGCATACTTCTTAATCGAGGATGTCCTAAATGTAGTTTAAATAGGATTAAGTCTTATAATTCATTATCATTTAATGAAGTTATGCGTAGACTACCCAATAACATAAAGCTACTTGATCATTATCAAGTTGGAAATTTAAATAAGCACTATCATTTATTATGTACAACTTGTGGGTATGGTAGTAATTATGAATGGTGTCCTAACTTATTAGATGTAGTCGATAAGGGGTCAGGATGTCCTAATTGTTATTTAAATCATCGAAAGTCTAAAGGAGAATCTATAATTCTTACTATACTGAGGGATTTAGGTTTTATCGAGGGTAAGGATTTTATTTATGGATATGTATTATCAAATAGGTTACATTTAGACTTTTATTTTCCTAAAGGCAAAATAGCTATTGAATATGATGGTATTCAGCATTATGAACCTAGGGATAAGTTCGGAGGACTACCTGCTTTTAGAAAACAAGTAATTAGAGATAATAATAAAAATGATATTGTTAGAGAATTAGGAATTGATTTACTACGTATATCATATAAATACAATACCTATAATAAAATATATGGTGTATTAAAACCATTTATCATGTAATGTAAGTTAGCTATTAACTAGCTAAAGAGATAGTCTTATGTATAATTAAAGTTATACAAATAAAATAATTGGCAGTATGGATCACGGCGGACAAACTGAAGGAAGAGGAGATGAGAGCGCCTTCCAAGCAGTTCTTCTATAATTACTCGCTTGGAATGCCTTATGAAGATAAAGGTGCAACCTTTAGAGATGAAGATATTTTAACTCATATTGATAGTAGTTATAATAAGCCAGATGATAGAAGTAATTACAAGTACGTATCTATCGGTGTTGATTGGGGTAGATGTTTGCCCCTTTTTATAGGAATATAAAATAAAAGAACTGTGTTAAACGGGTAAAGCTAAATAACTGAATTGAATAGGCTAGTAAGAAAGACTAAGTCCAGAAGTGGATAGAGTTGACCAACCGTTCTAAAATAAATGACTAACGATTAAATAGGAGATGATACTAATGTCTAAGTTAACTAATTTGGACTTTATTGAACGTAGCAAGAAAATGGGAGTATTTGACGAATATATCTTTTTAGACAAATATGTTAACAATAAAACTCCAATTAGAGCTATTCATAAAGTTTGTGGTAATGAGGTTAGTATTATCCCCCGAGAGTGGTTTAGAGGAAAGAACAGGTGTAGGAAATGCACTATTAATAAAAAGTGGAGAAAACCTGAAATATCTATTGAGAATGAAAAAGCTAAGATCAATAGTTGTTTGGGCAACAACTATAAGTTAATAGATGTGAGTTTTTTAACAAAGCATGGTAAAGGATCATATTATGCTAAGATATTAAATTTATCTACGAAAGAATATAAAACTGTTAGGGCGGATCATATTACTTCGGATAAACGCTACTTGTCATCCACACACATTAAATCAGTTGGAGAGCTTAGAATTAAATCATACTTAGAGAGATGTGGTATTGACTATGTATCACCTAAGACTTTTGAAGGTCTTAAAGATAAGCAGAAGTTACATTATGACTTTTACTTACCTAATAATAGAGTATTGATAGAATATCAAGGCGAACAACACTTTAATGCCGACAAACAAATAAGTTGTAATCCTCATGCTTATGAATTACAGGTTAAGCATGATGAAATGAAAAGATCCTATGCTAAAAATAATAACTATACATTATATGAAATACCATATACGATTTATAGTTATTCTGAAATATACAGATACATGAATAAATTACTTAATTAAACACACAGTGCCCAATAAGAGGGCAAAGATATAATCTATGCCCAGCAGAAATGCTGAGGTTAAGTTAAAGGAACACGTACATTCAATTGTTACTTTAGGTATGAGAGGTAATGGTCAAATTGACCTTATGGATCTTACTCAAATTCCTAGATCAACTGGTGTAGAACATATTGAAGAAGACCTAAATCTAGTCATGAGAAAGATAAATCAATATCAGCCTGATATTATTTGTCCCGATTTAGGATTCTCTGGTAATTATGTGCAGAAAATGATGGCTTATTATGGTATTCAGCGTGTATATGGGGTTGTTGTTAGATCAGCGAAGACTAATGGTGACTTTAACGCACATTTTAATGATACTGATTCTACGGTTACTTTGGATAAGCTTACTCAAAATGTTATTCTTATGGGTAATATTAAGCGTGGTGATATTCATTTCTGGTCTGGTTCTCAGAATGACCCAGAAGTTAGAAAGCTTATTACCATGGTAAAAATGTTGTTATTCGTACTGATGAAAAAGAAAATCAGCAAACACATTTGATTGAGTATAGTAAGGTTATTTTACGTAAGGGTCCAGATCATTATTTCCAGTCAATGGTATATGCTATGGCTGGGCTTGATAAGTTAATGAAAGAGGACGCAATGAAGCGTAGAAAGTCTACACAGATTGACTATCTTGATAATGACATCTTTACCCCAGAACAGACGGATATACAACGAGAATATGAAATTAAGAACGAAACGGAGTTCTAATTAAGTAAAAGACCTCTACTAGCTTTTATACTAGTAGAGGTCTTTTCAGCTATATTAAAGGCAGAATTGTAGGTGCTATAATGTATATTTTAAATAAAGGGGTGAAGATTATATGAGTTTTTTAGATCGCTGGTTTGGCTCTGAGAATGCTGATGATTACATTGATCTTGAACAGTTGAATAAGCAAGAAATTGCCAAAAGCTTTAGAGCTGGTAGATCAGACCAGCGGGTTGATAATGCTTATATTCAAATTGGTGCAGATAGTCATAATCGCCAAAACCCCCAGCGAGAAAAGATTAACCAAGATTATTATTTAAGAAAGAAAGATCAACTAAGAGCTTATGCAGATGACCTATTAGTTCAAGCAATTATTAGAACTAGAACTAACCAGATCTTAAACTTTGCTACTCCTGCCCGTTTATCTAGTGACGACAATGGGTTTAGAGTTGTTAAAAAAGGCAAGCAACTTAGTGATATGACAACACACGAAAAGAATGTTGCTAAAAACCTAGAGGACTTTATCTTTTATACAGGTAAAGATCAATTAGACTGGCGAGATGATTTTCCAACTTTCTTGGCTAAGATTATTTATGACTTTTATGTGTTTGACCAAGTTAATATTGAACGGGTTTATGAAAGTAAAAGATCTAATAAATTAAACCATTTTAACCATGTAGACGCTTCTACTGTTCTAATTGATAAATACCCGACTAGTATTGATAAGCCTAAATCCTTTGTACAGGTAGTTAATAGTAATGCTAGTGATAAAGATAGAATTTATTTTAATAGTAAAGAGCTAGTATTTTCTACTTATTGGAGCCAAGATAAGCCTTATTCTGGTGGGTATGGTTTTTCGCCTGTTGAAGCAGGTATGGAACATATTCAGTACCATATTAATGTTGAGCAGTTTAATGCTCGTTTCTTTAGCCAAGGTGGTATGACTCGTGGTCTGTTGCTTTTAGATCCGGGTGATGGTTCTGGTACTTCTCAGTCTAACTTAGACGCATTGAGACGTAATTTAACCCCAGCACAAGGAATCAACGGTTCGTGGAAAATTCCAATTATTCAAGCACATGATGCAAAGTACGTCAACATGACACAATCCTCTAAGGATATGGAATTTATTAATTTCCTTAATTACCTTAATAATATTATCTGTGCTGATTTTAATATCCAACCAGACGAGATTAACTTTCCTAATCGAGGAGGAGCTAATGGTAAGACTGGTGGTAGTACTTTAAATGAGGGTAATACTACTAGAACTAAAATAGACGCTTCTCGTAATAATGGGTTAGAACCTGTTATGAAGTACATTGAACGTCTAATGACTGATAAGATTTTACGCTATGTTGACTCTGATTATATGTTTGTCTTTAGTCCAAGCGATCAAGGTAAAGAGAAACAACTACAAGATGAGTTAGCATTAAAGCTAAAAAATGGGATGACGATTTCAGAGGCGAGAGCGCTTATGCATTTACCTAAGCTTGACTTACCAGATATTCCGGGTAACTCGGACAACCTTCTGCAATTCTATGCTGTACAATCAAAATTAACAGATCCTAATGGTAATATGAGTCAACAAAAAGAAAGCTTAACTAGTCCTACTAAAGATGTTCCTAGTGCTATTAAAGAAAACACTAGCAATACTGATAATGATAATGGTAGTTTAGATGATAAATCTTAAAATGGGGTGTTATATTGCGATGGACCACGAAAACATTTATTAAAGAATTAAATAAGCGTTATCCTAATAAATTTATCGTGTTAGGTAAATATAATAGTATTCATACAAAAATAAGAGTTAGATGTTGTAAATGTCAGTACGAGTATGATGCTGAACCTAATTCAATATTAAATCGTGGAATTAATTGTCCTAATTGTTCAAATATAGCTATCCACAAAAAGCAACGCTGGACTACGAGTTACTTTAAGAAAAAAGTAAAAGAGTTAGCAGGAGATTCTTATGTTGTGATAGGGTCTTATGTAGATAGTCAAACAAAAATTGATATGAAGCATTTAACCTGTGGTCATGTCTTTAGCATAAAACCTAATGCTTTTATTCAAGGTCATAGATGTTTATATTGTTTTATGAATAAAAAGAAAACAACTAAACAATTCAAGCAAGAAATAAATGATCTTGTTGGAGATGACTTTAACTTAATAGGTGAATATGATGGATGTATGAATTACGTTAAATTGAAGCATAATAAATGTGGTAATATTTTTAGTATAACCCCTAATAATTTTTTAGGAGGTTCTCGTTGTCCGTATTGTACTAAACTTGGTTGTTCTAATGGAGAGCAATTAATTAAATATTATTTAGACGATAGAGGTATTAATTATAAATACGGTTACTTAATTCCAGACTTAGCAAATACGCGAAATCTTCATTTTGATTTTTGGTTGGCTGATTTAAATATTGCTATAGAGTATGACGGTATCCAACATTTTAAACCTATTGAATATTTTGGGGGAGTAGATGCATTCCATAGTCAACAAATACGAGATAGATTAAAAGATAACTATTGTAAAAATAATAATATTAAATTAATTCGTATTCCATATACTATGGATACTAAGAATAAAGTTAGAGATATTTTGTCTAAGAATATTCAAGATAAGATGAATCCAGAGGCTAATGTAGAGCAACAACACCAAAATGATTACAAGCCGGGACACGAACAGTCATTAGATAAGAAACCAGAGGCTAAAGAAGATTCTAATAAGCAAGATCTTAAGAGTCCAGAGGAGACTAATGTAGGTAATACAGATTAGCTAGTTTCCTATATTATTAAACAGAAAAGTTTATGTATTCTAAGTAGACGGGTGGTGAGATCTAAAGTTGAAAAAGAATTTTGATGTATTCTTACCAATTGATAAAGTAGAGAAGTCTGGTGAAGGTGACGAAGCTACTTATACAATCTCTGGGATGGCCTTCCACATCAGACAGAGACCTACAGCAGGAGCAGATAGATCCCGCAAGGAATAGACGCAAGTTATTTACTAAGTGACGGCTGGATCGATTATGAGCATGATCGTGATCAAGTAATTGGTGTACCAACAGAAAATACATACGTAGACTCTAAAGGTTTGTTCCTTGAGGCTAAGCTTTTCAAGAATATGCCACAGGTACAAGATATTATTAAGCTTTACCATAATATTAAAGATAATCATATTGATCGACAACTTGGCTTTTCGATTGAGGGTAATGTTTTAGAACGGGACGCTAGTGATGATTCTATTATTAGACAAGTTCAAATTACTGGTGTAGCGGTAACTAAGAACCCAGCTAATACTCATGCTACTTGGGAATTGGTTTCAAAGTCTATTTTTGGTTTAGATAATGAGGAACCTACTAAGGATTCAGATACTACAGATTCTAAGCCAATGTTAAGTATGACTGTAAAATTAGATAAGACAAATAAAGCTCTAACCGCTGGTCATGGAATTACTCCTAGTACCCAGAATGATGGTGGAGCCTTTAGAACAGAAGCTCTTTCTGGTCAATTGGTTAGTTTAGCTGAAAACATGAAGCAGGCTCGTAAGATTGGGTTAAGACCAGTTGCTAATTCAGTAGCTGATATTTTAGCTCATAAGGACTCTGGGGACGATGTAATGATTTTATTCTTACAATTGTTCGAAGGTCTTTCTTATAATGATTCACAAGCTGTGGTTCATGCAATTAATACTAATAACCTAACTACTAGTCGATTGGAAAGAATTTTAAGTGGTGCAGATGGTGTCACTGATGATTAAGGAGGATTAATTTTGCCTGATAAATTAAAGAATGCTATGGACGCTATTGATAAAGCTCGTAAGTCATTAGTGTCTACAGAAGACACAGTAGAAAAGTCTGCTGAAGTTGAAAAGACTGATCCAGATGTAAAAGCACAGGAAGAAGCAACTAAGTCTACTGAGGAAGCTGAAAAGAACGTTAACCAAGCTACTATTTCAGATGATAATGAAAAAGTAACTAAGGACGGTGACGATGATGATGTAGAAGAATCTGCTGATAAAAAGGATAAGGCAACTAAGTCTGCTGATGAAGCTGAAAAATCAGAAGACGAACCTGCTGTAGAAAAGAATACAGACGCTAAGACTGAAGAAGCTAAGGCTAAGCAACATAAAGAATTAACTAATGTTGATGATCCTAAGGGTCATGAAGAAGCTTCTAAGTCGTTTGATACTAACGCTGTTATTGACGCTTTAACTAAGTCTGTTGATACTATGGCTGAAATGCAAAAGTCTTACAAGGAATTAGCAGAAGCTTCTATGGAAATTGCTAAGTCATTCTTGGCTAAGCAAGCACCTATTGAAGATCAAGCTGAAAAGTCAGTAGAAAAGTCTCAAGATAAAAAGTGTGGAGACGATGATGATGTAGAAGAATCTGCTGATAAAAAGTGTAAGACAGCTAAGTCTGATGATGACCAAGAACCAGATACAGATGATGAAGCTAAAGACGACAAGGAAGACAAAGCTAAGAAGTCTGTAGAAGATCCTGCTGATAATGCTGATGAAGCTGAAAAATCAGTGGAGGAACCAGCAGAAGAAGATAAGGCTGAAAAGTCAATCCCTACTGGTAAGGCAGTTGCTACGGGTGCAGAAGAAGCTAAGGACGATACAGTTGCTAAGTCTGTAGAAACTCAAGAAGACGGTGTTACTAAGGAAGCCTTAGAAAACGTAATCGCCAAGTCATTGCTTGGTTTTGATGGTGTACAAAGCGGTGTTAACTTGGAACGCAAGCACGCCTTAAAGAGTCTCTTAGCTGATACTCGAGAACTTAAAGGTACTACAGTTCCCGATAGTTTTATTGAAAGATATAACGAAATTTAGTTTTTAATTAAAAAACCATACTTATGTCTATATTAGATATAGACAACGAATGGTAAAATGGAAAGGATGAAAATTTTGCCAGAATTACTAAAAGAAAAGACTGTAGTAAAGTCTGTTTTTAAACAAGATCAAGAAGACAAGTTAAACAAGTCTTTAAATAATGATAAGGCAGACCGGGTTGTTAAAGCCTTTACTGCTGGTACTGGTATTACGCCAGAAACACAACCAGATGGTGCCGCTTACCGTATGGAAGCATTAGATCCTACTCTTAACATCTCTACTTATGGAGACGAAGATTACACAATCTACAAGGATCTTGCTAAGGTACCTGTTAACCAAACTGTTCAAAAGTATACTGTTTACTACTCACATGGTCGTACAGGACACCAAATGTTCCAACCAGAAATTGCCAAGCTTCGTTCTAACGAACCTCATGCACGGCAAAAGACTGTTAACGTTAAGTTCCTTGTAGACACTAAGGGTAGTTCATTTGCAATGCAATGGGCTAATACAACTGTTGATACCAACATCTTGTTGGAAATCTCAGCTATTAACAACATTGCTAAGGCTATTGAATATGCTACTTTCTATGGTGACTCAGACTTGGCTCAACAAGACGGTGAAGGTCTTGAATTTGATGGTCTTGAAAAGCTTATGGACGAACACAACAAGATTGATATGCGTGGTTCTTCCCTTACACCACAAGCACTTAACTTAGCCGCTGTTAAGATTGCTCAAGGTTATGGTACACCAACTGATGCTTATATGCCGGTAGGTATTAAGGCTGATTTCGTTAACGAACACCTTGGTGCACAACGTATCTTACAACCTAACTCAGCTGGTGCTGGTATGCAAGTTGGTCTTGATATTCAACGGTTCATTTCAGCTCGTGGTAATATTGCTCTTCATGGTTCAACTATTATGGACCTTGATAAGAAGCTTGATATGGACGGTGCTGTAGACCAAGACGCTCCAGTAGCTCCAACTGTTAAGGCAGAAGTTGTTACTGGTGACAATGGTATGTTTATGGCAGACGACAAGAAGGACAAAGATGATAAGGTTGTTCTTAACAAGTCTGTTGGCGTTGACTTAACTTACCGTGTAGTTGCTGTAGGTCAACAAGACTCATTACCATCTGATGAAGTTAAGGTTAAAGTTACGAACTCTACTGATACTGTTAAGATTACTGCAACTCTTAACCGGATGGTTGCTAACATTCCTGATTATGTTGCAATTTACCGTAAGTCAGATGTTCCGGGCGATGACCAATTCTGGCTTGTAGGTCGTGTAGCTATCTCTAAGATGGCTGGTGATGGTACTATTGTATTCGAAGATAACAACGAAACTATTCCGGGTACTGGTGACGTATTCATTATTGAAAACCGTCCAACTACATTACGTTATCTCGAATTTGCACCAATCACTAAATTCCCGCTCGCAATTACCACTACTGCTACTAACGTTGCATATTTGTGGTTTGGGAGTTTAGCATTAATCTTCCCTAAGCGGGTAGCGCTACTCCACAACACATTATATAACTCAACAGCTAAGTCAATTCCTTCCAGTGTAATTGATTAGCTTATAAAATAATTTATGTAAGAGTAAGATTAATTTCTTACTCTTATTTTTTTTTTTAGTTTTTTATAATTTTGTCATGACTACTTCTACTAATTGTGCTATAATCATAAATGAAGGAGTTGATATTAATGACTAGAAGAAAAACTAATGAAGAATTTGTTAAACAGGTTAAAGAATTAGTAGGTGATGATTATACTTTTCTTGAACCTTATAAGAACAATAGAACTAAGTTATTAGTACGTCATAATGTTTGTGGTAATGTGTATAGAGTTGTTCCTGATAGCTTTTTAAAGGGTCGTAGATGTCCTAAGTGTCGTAGGAAAGAAGTAACAAATAAGAGGCGTATGTCTAATGATGAGTTTATAAAACGTGTTAATGATTTAGTTGGTGATGAATACTCTGTATTAGAACCTTATGTTAATTCTCAAACACCTATTTTGATTAAACATAATGTTTGTGGTCATGTATTACAAATGAAACCAAACTCCTTTTTAAATGGTAGTCGTTGTAAATATTGTGCACATAATGTAAGATTAACTACGGACGAGTTTAAAGATAGGATTAGTGGAATATATGGAAATGACTATACTGTTTTAGGCGATTATGTTAATTCCCATACGCCTATATTAGTTAGACACAACATTTGTCACCATACTTATACAGTTAGACCTATGAATATAATGAGAGGTCAGAGATGTCCTTATTGCTTTAAGACTCCTAAAAAGACTACTAAGGAATTTCAAATAGAATTGAATGAAATATATGGAAGAGGAGTTTATACAGTAGTCAGTCCTTATCGTGGGGCAAAAAAGAAAATAATGCTCAAACATAAGTGTGGCTATGTTTGGGGAACAAAGCCTAATTGGATGCTATCAAAAAGAGGTGGTTGTCCTATGTGCAATACCCCGCATGGAGAACTTATAATTAATAATATTTTAAAAGACAGTGCTATATCTTATGAGCATCCTAAGAAGTTTAGTGACTTATTAGGCGTTGGCGGTTTTCCTTTGCATTATGACTTTTATATAGACGATCAGAGGGTATTAATTGAATATCAAGGATTACAACACTATGAGCCTATTGATCATTTTGGTGGAAAAGAACAATTTAAGAAACAGCAGTATCATGATAAGTTAAAGCGCAAGTATGCAAAAGCTAACGGTTATAATTTAATTGAAATACCATATTCTTGTGATACTTACAATGATATAAAGAAGTGCTTAATTGAAGGTGGTTTAAAACTATGACAAAAATAGACCAAGAACAGATTGGATTTAAGAAAGTTAATTCCCTAGACTTACATGGATTAATGGTTGACTATCATTATTTACACCGAGTAGTAGCTTGTAAGTATGCTTATGGAATGTACTACCAAAATCAATTAGTAGGAATGGTTACCTATACTCATGTACGTAAGTCTTTAGCTTCTTCAATCTCGCCTTTAGCTAATAAAGATAATACTTTAGAATTATCTCGATTATACATAAAAGACGAAGTAAGCCAAAACTTAAAGAATATTACTTCTAAGTTTGTCTCATGGACTTTAAGACAATTAAAGCAAGAACAAGATGGTAATTGGTTCATTATCTCATTTGCTGATCAAGGTATGCACCATACAGGAGCAATTTACCAAGCTACTAACTTCTTATACTGTGGAACAACAGATTCTGGTATCTTTTGTTATAATGGACCAGATAAGAAAGGTGGTAAATGGGTTAAAGGACATCACTACCGTTTCTTTATCCTACGTTCAATTAAGTATCGTTACATTATGTTCTTAGGTTCTAAGACGTTTAAGAAACAAGCCCGTAAGACACTTAAATTTGAGATTGAATCTTATCCTAAACAAGATAGCATTCACTACTCAGTAGGTGATACAGAAGAACGTTTAATCCGTGATCGTCAAGAAAATAAGGTTTATACAGAAACTGAATTACTTAAAGCTTTTCCTAACTATGATTGGAATGGAGATAATGGAGAAGTAGTTAAACCTATTAAGCCTAAGGTTGTTAAAAAGGTTAATCAACACTTTGCCCCAGTCTATGCTATCAGCACTAAAACTAATCAAGTCTTTCAGTTTGAGTCTATTCGCTCCTGTGCAGAAACTCTAAATGTAGGTGAACGTAATATTAAGCACTGCTTAGCTGATAAGAAAGGTTCTCTTGGTGGTTTTGTCTTTTGCAGACCAGATGATTACACCTCAGAGCTTGCTAAGGAATTAGTAGAAAACGCTAAGAAGAGTCCTAAGTATAATCATGATTTCATCGTTGATGGTAACTGGGTAGAGGGAATGACTAAAGTTCGAGAGATTGTAGGAGCTAGTCGTTCTTCTATTCATAGGGCAATTGATGTTAACCGTAGAGAGGTTAAAGGACACACAATTGATATTCCTAAGCCTAAGGATATTGTTAATCATTATAAGTCTGTTTATCAACCTTTAGTTACATATTTAATTAGTTAAAATAGATGACTGTTAATTCAGTCTTTTTTATTTAATCTTTTTGTATAAAAGTAGTTGAAAATTCAACTAAAAGTGTTATACTTATAATTGAAATAAGGAAAGGAAGTTATTAAGATGAGAATGATTAAGACTTCAACGGCTGGTTATATTTCGGTAATTCAATTTGTAATGGGTGCTTGGTTTGGGTATTCAATGCTAATGGCAATTATCTCTGGAGTGCTTACGTGGTTTGTGCTCAATTGTTTTGGCGTTGATATTGAGCTTGATAATTCATCAACTGAACAGGATAATGTAGACACTGAAAATAATAAAGAAACTGCTAAGACACGAGAAGAATTAAAAAACAAGTAGAAGATCAGTTTAATAGTAGAAATAGCTATGCTAGAAAATAGGAAAGAGTTGTTAAATAAGATTGATTAGCTTTCTTATGGTAGTGTTAATTTTGTTAAGAGGTTGTTAAGTATGGAAAAGAAGTATGAAGATTACTTTAATTTCATTAAGACTATGCTAATTCTTAACTCTAATGAAGAAGAATCTACTTTTTCATTGGATGTTAAAATGAAAATGATTAGAGAGCAAACTAGAGTGTTGCTTGAGCGAGAGTTAACTGACTATGCTAACGAAATGACTGAACAGCATAACAAGTACGTTGAAAAGTTGAGGGCTAAATTATCATGAAAATTTTTCGTTTAGGTATACAAAAGAAATGGCACATAGTTGATCCAGAAGACCATAATCATTCTTTATGTCGTGAAAATTATAATGCTAATCCAGAAGTAGAAGATGTGCGTGAATATAAAGATGAAAAGCTTTGTAATATTTGTATGTCTCGGGCTTATAAACGTGGGTTTATTGGAGTTTATCCAAAGGTTTATTTAGATCGGGTTAATGTTCATAAATATCATACTTATGACGCTGATACTATTACTCGTCTTTATAATCCAGAAAAGAATTATAAGGAAACTCTTTATCCAGACCGTAATTCTAAGATTGCTGATCCCGAAGGTTATTTAGCAGACCAATTCTTTGGATTTTTGATTGAAGAGCTAAAGGGTCGTGAAACGGGTCTTTGGACTTTTAGAGAGTTGCAGGAAGACTTACTTTCTAAAGATAAACATACTAAAAAGCAAAAAAATTTCTGGGTTGATAATTTCCTAACGCAAAATAAAGTTAGAACAGACTTACTTTATCGGATTTATCCTATTAGTAATTATGTAAAGCATCAGTTAGTAGAAAGCGATAAACCCCGTCATGTTGAATTATTAGCTTTAAGACCAGATTATAAAGAAGACGTTGAGCCTGTTGAAGATTTTGTTGGTTATTATATTGGAGAGGGTAAGACTAATGACTTACCAACTTCTTTAATTGATCCTTTTGCTATTGTAGACGGTAAATTATAATGAATATAATTTCAGTATTTGTCTTAGACTTCTCTAATGAACATATCATGTTGTTTCATTGCTCTAATTCTATTCGAGAGTTCCAAGACTTTGAACAACAAGTAGTTAATACTCTAACAGATGAAGAATTAAGCTTAGGCGGTTCTCATGTTATTGGTAATGGTCATATTGAGACCCCAGATGATTTAAAGGAATATGATCCGTTCTTCATTCCTTATAAGTCTATATACACAATTAAAGAGTATCAAAGCTATGCTGAATTAGCTGTTAAACAACAAAGACTGCTCAGATGAGTAGTCTTTTTATATTAAGACTAGGTAAACCTTTAACAGAAAGGCAGGTTAAAATTTTGTCTAAGGAAGATATAAGAAACTATTTTCAAATACAAAAACAACCCGGAGCAATCCAGACTTATAATGGTAATCCAGATTATGCTCTAGGAAGTGATTATGAAGACGTAACCCTAGATTCTTTAGGTATTAATATCGAATTAATTAAAAATGAACTTATGGGTATGGAAAGAGACTTAGTAGATCCTGTTACTAATGAGCCTTATCCAGACAGTTTTTATAAGATGATTTTAAATCGGGTGGTTGCACAGGCTGAAAAGATTTTTGACGTGGCAATTGTTCCTCGTCTACAGGTAGACCGTTTGGACTATCACCGTTCAGACTTTAATGCTTTTGCCTATCTACATACAACAATGAGACCTATTTTAAGTGTTAAGGACTTATTACTCTATTATAATAATCAAGATATTATGCACATTCCAGACGAGTGGATTAAGGTAACTAATCGTACAGGTCAATTACAAGTATCTCCGTCTGTATTAATGCAAGGACTTAATACTACTATTAACCCTACTGTTTATCCTTTAATTAATTCTCCTTATGGAATGACTCCTAGTCCTTTTACTCAAATGGAGTTTGCTCCTCAAATGTTAGGAGTAACTTATGTAGCTGGTATGATGCCACATACTGGTAAAGACGGGGTTAATTATGATTGGATGATTCAACCGGATATGCTTTCGTATATTGCTAAGTTAGGTGCTGTAGAAATTTTGGAGAAATGGTCACGGAACATAGTAGGAGCGGGTATAGCGTCATACAGTGTTTCAGTGGACGGTATATCTACTAGTCTTAACACTACAGCTTCTGCTGAAAACTCAGCCGCTACTGCCGAAGTAGATCAGATGGTTCGAGATATGAAACCTATAGAACAGCGCTTGCTTTCCTACTATGGCAACCCTGAGATAGGCTGGTTTTCATAACTAAAATGTGTTATATTGTATTTTTAATTTCATTATTGACAATTACGACTATCATGCTATTATAGTATTTGTGGGTTCATTAATTAATTTCGATTTTGGCTTAACATATTTACACCTATATACTACTTTTGTGTTTTTAAGGCACCTATTAATTTAGGTGTCTTTTTTGTGTTTTAAATTCAACCTATATTAAAGAGGATAATAGAAAGTAGGTGAAATTATAATGGCTGATAATCCTTTACATGAAAAAGTAGAGTCTGCTAATCCATTTTACCCAGCTAAAAGTAATATGAATCCTCTTGATATTGACAGGGTAGTTCAGTTAATTCAGCAACACGCAGTTAATGTTGTTTGGGAGCAGGCTTATCATTGTCCTTGTTTAGACGAACAGACAGGTCAACCTCAGCCTAATTGTCCTGTTTGTCATGGTCAAGGTTGGATTTATTTACATCCAAGAACAATTGATATGGCAATTCAGGGTGATGAAAAGAACTTTAGCTTAAATCCTACTGGTATGGATAATTTAGGTACTAGCAAAGCAACTCCACAAGTTACTGTAAATGGAATTGAGCAGGGGATTAAGCCGGGTGATAGAATTACAGTTACTGGGTGGACAACTAATGACTCTTATACATTTAATGTGACTAATGAACGTTTACAAGATGGCCTATTTTTACCATTTGATGTAGCCTCTATTAACGAAGCTTATTATATTGAAAATGGAGAATTAAAATCTATTAACGATATTGCTGATTCATTAGTAGTTAATGAAGGCAACCAATTAGAGATTAAGGACGAAAGTTTATTAGGTAGAGTTATTACTTTATCTTTAGAGGTTGTTAAACGCTTTTATGTTGTTTCTATGATTAAAGAATTACGTTATCAACAATATTACAAGCTTAATCAAAAACTATGGGCTTTAGGTAATGGTACTCGTGCAGTTAATGAAGACGAGACTGTTATTAATGAAGAAGATCAATTAGGTAATGAGTATGTTAATCCTAATGATATGAGTAGTATTGTTCCTAAGAATATTAAACAGGCTCAGTTACGTTCTTATCCTCAAGTAGTAAATCGTGATGGGGCACAAATTGTAATTGGTAAGCACCAGATTTTTAGGATGCCTCCTACATTACTAATTAGAAGAGAAAATCTTTACTTCTCTAATGTTAACTTGGCAACCTCAGACGGTAAGAATCAGTCTGTAATTAAGAACCCAACATTGAATGAGTTTGACGACTTCCTAGGGGGCTAAGTAATGGCTCAAATATCAGATTTAATTAGTAATGAGTCTATTAGAGGTCTCCATGAGTTCTTTAACAGACAGGTAGATGAGAAACAGATCACTGAATCGTATACTAAGGGTTTAGCTAATGAATTAAAAAAGACCTTTGGTAATCTTGCAGTTAGGGATAATGGATCTAGTGTATCTGTTGCCTATCGAATTTTGAATGACGCTAATAATGAGAATGTTGGCTTTTATGACTTAAAGCAGGCGTTTGCTCGTTCGCCTAAGGCTAAGCCTACTAAAGATGGGGGTTGGTATATTAGAATACCAATTTCAAATCGTGCAACAGAATATCGTCAAGCTTTTGGTCGTAGACTATGGGACACAATTAGTCATACTGAGTTTGGTACTACTTCTAGTGCAGATGAGAATATAGCTAGATTTCAAAAGATTTTATCTAATGCTGGAGGAGTTAATAGTAGTCCAATTGCTTACCAGTGGAAGTCTACTAGCGTTACTCGTGAACGGTTTGGTAGTTCAGCTACAAGAGGACAGTATATATCATTCCGTACTGTTTCTGATAAGTCAGATCCTAGCTCTTGGATTATCAATAAATCGGGTATGAATGCAAAAATTAATCAAGAAACAGAAAATGAACAACAAGCACAAGAGGTCGCTAAAGTTGTACAGCAGGCAATTAGACAAATCATAGATAGATACAATAAGGCAGGTGAGATTAGTTAATGAGTATTGAATTAGTAGATCAGCATATAGTCGATGAGGTTAATTCCCTCTTAAAAGGTATACTTGCCAATCCCTATATTATAAAACAGGAAATACTTAGCCAACTTCCCGACAAAATTGTAGATAACTTTATTAATACATACGGAATTGGAAAGAGTAATCATGGGGTTGAAATTCCTCTTTATTTTGCTTTTCCTCAAACTCCTCCTAAAACAGCTTTCTTATTAGCACAGTTTAAGGGGTCACAGGAAGATGAGGATAATGCAGTATTAGGTAATTATCAAGGGGAATTAACTTCTAATGATAGTGGTAAGCTAACACATGAGAAGTTACCCGTAATAGTTGATGGTAAGCAGGCTTATTTACAGCCTAGTCAACCCATTAAAGATGTTTATTCTCTTCCACAAACTAATGTGTATGAGGTAAAGGATAATAAGGTCTATATTCCTTATTTACCTATCTATAATAAAGATTCTAAATTTGATCTGTTCTATATAATTAAGGAAGAAAATACAGGTCAGTCTTATCCAATAGGTATAAATACCATAGAAGCTGTAACAATAGATTTTATCTCCAATAATACAAATACTATTCGTTGTCTTTCTGGAATATTTGTTTATATTGAAACCTATTTGCGAAAGTCATTAGAGGATAATGGCGCTGTCTTTTTACCTAGTATTGAGTTAAATGGTATGGATATGGTTCAAGACGTAAGTACAGCAGAGAATAGTCTTGGTGGTCAACAATTGTACTATCGCCGACTAACTGTAAACTATCATGTAACCCAAACGATTAAACAGAATATGAATCAAACATTAGATAAGATTATTTTAGGTGGTGAATAGATTGGCGAAAAAAGATCAGAAGTTAACCCTTTATTCTTTAAACGAGTTTCTTACTACGGTTAAAGGAATGGCTAAGTATCGAAAATTAACTGATATACAGCTTGCTGGATTTAGTAACTTAATGCGTTCTAAGGATATGCTTTTTGTATACGATCCACACGTATATCTTGAAGAATTAGACCATTATATTAATGGTTAATATTGTTAAGTAGAAAGGAACGGGATAAAATGGCACTAATTCCTTCATCTGATACTATGAAGCGAATCTATCCAAAGTTTTATAATTCACGTCCTCACGTAGAAACGAGTTATGATGACTCAGCCTTAACTAATCAATCTTCCGATTCAGAAAAGAATATCTTTTTGCTAGGTTCAGCAACAGAAGGTAATCCTAATAATGTTTATGAAATTAAGTCATCTGCCAGCGCTCGTAAGATCTTTGGTTCTGGTGACTTAGTAAAGGCAATGGAATTGATTTGGAATCCAACGGGTGACTACTACCAAAATGGTGGTAAGGTTTATGCTATGCGGGTTGAAAATGCTACGCAAGCTTCACTAGAAGAAGGTCCTATCACTATTACTTCTAAAGTTTTTGGTGCTAGTGCTAATAAGATTGGGGTTTCATTTACTCGGGACGCTTTATCACAGGGTTATAATTTACGGGTAGAATATGAACCACAAATGTACGCTAAGAATTACACTAACATCGGTAATATCTTTGCTATTTACCACGGTGGTCGTCAAGCTACAGCTAAGTACTATGGTTACAAGGTTGTAGGTAATGTTGCTCGTGCTAATAAGTTTATCTTAGCTATGGGTGATGATTCTAAGAATATGCAAGTAGTTCGTGAATTAGACCTTACTAAGGTTTCGTTTGACGAAGTACAAAAGCTTCTGTCCGCTATTAACGCAACACCGGGATTTCAATCTACAGTTTTGAAGACTTGCGCTCGCATCAGCACTGCAGACTTAGACTTAACTCCGGGTGACGACTATGTAATGATTGGTACAGAAGATGAACCAACTACTGTTACTAGTGTTTACGGTGACTTGAAGTTATCTACTCGAATGGACCCTTACATTTCAGTAAGCATTAATTCATTAGGTGCGCCTACGGGCGTTCAGGCTACTCCTACTGCTGATGGTGCTACTATTACTGCTACTCCAGTTAAGAAAGATATTCAAATTTTTGCTAATGAATACCTTTCTGGTGGAGACGATGGTCAAGTACCTATTTCATGGGCTGATAAGTTTAAGAATGTTCATGGTAAGAATGTTTACTACATTGTTCCATTAACAGCCGAAGAAAATGTTCATGCTGAATTAGCTGAATTCCTTAGTGAAGAAAATATCTTAGGTTATAACTATATGTCATTTGTTGGTGGGGGTTATAACGAAGACTTTAACTATGCAATTAACCGTCAATTAGGCTTGCAATCAAACCGTGTAGCTTTAGTTGCTAACTCTGGTATCTATACTAACTTGTCGGGTAATGAAGTTCATATTCCTGCTTACTTAATGGCCGCTTATGTTGCTGGTATTGCTTCTAGTCTACCTATTGGTACTCCAGTTACTCATAAGCACCTTAACTTAGTAAGTTTGGATCAAAACTTCGATGGGGACGAACTTGATCAATTAGACGCTAATGGTGTTATTGCAATTGAAAACCAAGTACGTAGAAATACGTCTGGTGGATTTACTATTGTAGAAGATGTAACTACTTACAACTCTACTAACGAACCTACCAAGAATGTTGTTTCATTACAAGAAATTACAGACTTCTTATTTGACGACTTGCGTTACTACCTTGAAGACAACTTCATCGGTATGCCAGTACATCAAATTACAAGTGGTTTGATTAATACCTTTATTGAAGCATTCTTGAAGCAACGGGTTTCTGATGGTATGTTAGCTAGTTATGACGGTACATCAATTCAAACTGTAATTAATGGTAACCAAGCCTATGTATCATTCTCCTGCGCTCCATCACGTGGGTTACGAACTATCTATGTTGCTGGTACTTATACTAACTTTGTATCAAGTGCTGGTGGTAATGGTGGTTCTAACTCTGATTATGATGGGATTGAAGGTAATGGAATTAATCCAGACACGGAGACCGTGGCTGGGATCGAAGCCAACTCAAGAGTCCAGACTCACTATGCAGATTAGCAGACTACAATAAAACAATTAATTAAATTAGAACCCTGTATCATTAACTTGATATAGGGTTTTTCATATATTAAGAATAGTTGAAAGCGAGGATATAAAATGGCTAAAACAAAAGAGGAAATCTTAGCTGAAATGAAAAAAGCGCAAGCACAGCAACGAGAAGTTCGAGAACATACAGGAAGGGCACCTCGTGGTGGGGAGGCTCAACCTGTAGAAGAAAAACAGTCTAAAGAAGAAAAGAAACAACAATCAGTCTCTGATGACGTTAGAATTAAGCAATTAGAAGAGAAGGTTCAAGCCTTAAAACGAGATAAGGCAGATTTAAGAGACCAAGTAGAAAACAAAGAACAGGTAAGTAATTACCAAAAGGAACAAGAAGCTTTATCTTCCATTGTTCAAAATAATGATGATTACCATTTTGTTAAGAAGTATACAGTTTCTACTGCTAAAGGACAAAAACGTGAATTTGTAGTTAAAATGCACGCCCCTAGTGTAATGGAACAAGCTGAAATTCAACAGGAGTTTGTTGACCTCACTTCTGGTCGAGGTGCTGGTTTCTTAGCTGGTTTACAAGATTTGTATTTGGCGATTGGTTACTTCCGTGTGGTTGGAGATAATGTACCTAATTGGTTTACTGATGTAGATAAGACTTATCGGGTAGACATCCTATTAGACGTATTTCGTGACTATGAGGAATGGTTAGACTTTTTTCTGCAAGACCAGCTCCAGTAGAAAAGATATAAAAGAACACCCAGATTGGAATATTAACCTATCTCCTGCTTTAAATCGTCTTGGTGGTATTCAAACTTTAGTTCGTTCTACCTCTGGTCGTAATATGTGGGCTATTATGAAGTTTTTTAAAGTGCTTCCTAATGATCCATTATTAAAGTCACTTACTTTTGCTCAACGGGAGTTTATTATTGCGTCTATGAATGAGGACGTAAAAGAGGCGGAGCGCCAAGCTAAAGGTGAGAAAGAAGTTTCTCATGTTGAAGATAAGAGCTTTGAAAAGAAGTTCTACTCTAACGAAAATGTTGAGCTTCTCGAACAGGGAGATAACTTAGACGATATTTATAAGCAGACACTTAAGCTTAAGGCTAAAGAGGACGCTCGACAGGGTGTTAGCGAGAACTATGATGAGGTTCTTGACTTTAAGATTAAGCAGGCTATTGAAGAACACGAATTGAAGCAACGGAATGCAGAAGCACAAGTTGACGAAAACTGGAAGAAATTAATTGAAAAGTCTAATAATTATGAATTTGATGATGAGTAGGTGAAGTAATGTCAGTGTCACGATATACAGTAAAACTTGATATTGGCGATGGTCGTTTTAAATCTCTTGCTAGTCAGTTAAACAGATTAAATAAAGAAATTGATCGGGTCTATCAACGAGGTCAAGATAATAACAATACTGTAAGTGACAAAGACTTAACTAACTTACAAAGTCATTTATCTGGTCTTGTACAGGCAATTGATGATAAAAAGCAACGGACTAATGAACAATTAGATCAAGCAAGGATTGTTAATGATACAGACCAGATTGCTAAATTTTTAGACGAATTAAAAGAGTTGACAGACGCTGGTAAGGAGTCTAATCAACTCTTTTCTTCTTATAAATTTAATCAAGTAAACAATTATCGAGTTAATTCTTCAAGAGCATTTAGAACTAATGACTTCGATAAACTTAATTCTGATTTTCAACATGATTTAACTGATTTAAAAGATAATATTGGTAAGTTAAGTAATCGTAGTAAGATTTTAGAAAGACGTTGGGATCGTGGCGTTTTTAATGGTGCGGTTACTTATGAACGGTGGCAAAAGTATCAAGACCAAAATCAAACCCAAGCCAACGAGTATGATAATTATAATAATCAATATCAAGAATTAAAAAAGCAGTATGAAGACCAGTTACAACAATTAACTAAGGAACGAAATGTTTTAAATAATCAGATTGAGTCTGGTAAAGGTAGTCAAGATGATATTACTAAACGATCTGCATTAGACGAACAGATCATAAAAATGCGAAAGGTAGATCAGACTTTAAGTGATTTAGCTAATACACTCAACAATACTGGAAGTCGGATTAATCTCTCTAATGCTAAGCTACATGATAAACAGACTGTAGATACTGTTGTTTTACCCGCTAAGGATTCACTAGAAGGTTTTCTTAGTACCCATAAGCGAATTCTTACTCGCTCTGCTATTGTAGGTGCAGTTGGTAATACTATACGTGCTTATAATACAGGAAATAGTCTTATTTTAAATAATTTTGATAATATTAAGTCAACTGTTTATGCTTCTGGTTTAGGAGAAAATAAGGTAGAAAATACTTTAGCAGACGCTGGATTTAGCATGGGCTATGGTTTAGACGAGATGAGTACTTATCTTAATAACTATACGTCCTGCTACTGGTAATGCTAATTTAAGTCGAAATCAAATTAAAGACGTAACAAGGTCTTGGGCTGGATTGTCTCGATATTCTGGTGCTAATGATTCTACCACTCAAAACTTGGAATACGTAAGTGCTATGACCTCATTAGCTGGTACTAAAGAATTTAGTAGCTTAGCGAATGCAATTCAAAATGAGATTACTAATTCTGGTATGAATGCAAAGGCTAATGAGCAACAACAAGCCCTAGCTAATATGTATCAAACAGCTTTTAATGTTTCTGGTAGTACTTTATCAACTAGAGATCAAAAAGAAATTGCTGGTTTTCAAGGGGTTATGGCTCAAACCGGTAAGTCTGAATTACAAGGACAACAGGGGGCGCAAGCCTATGCTGGTTTAGTCTCAGCCTTTCAGCCTAGTAACATAGCCTCTCTTAGGTTATTTACTGGCAATGATCCAGCTTATCAAACAAGAGAAGGTCATGCTCAAGCTATTTTTGATATGCAGGACGCTTCTAAACATCCATATAAATACAAGACTGCTATTGATAACCTTTTAAGAAATGCTAAGACACAAGCTCGTACTAAAAACGGTGATGTTACAATTGCTTCTGCTAATCTTTATAAATTATCAAAAGAGAGCGGTGGTAATCTTTCACCTCAACAAGCTAAAGACTTAGTAGAGCTTTATAAGCATAAGAAGTTTACTAAGAAGAATGTTGATAAGATTGTTAAGGGTAGTGGCAAAGGAAATAAAGATAAATACGATAAAACTGGTGCTAAGACCATTCAGCAACAGCAAAAGGCTATTCAAGAAAGTGAAGTTAAAGCTTCTCACGCTTTAAATCATTTCACCCATAAGCTTAATTGGATAAATAAGACTTTTTGGATTAGTAATATTATGTCTGGAGTAGGAACGTCTATGGGTGTTTCTATGCTAGGTGATCTAGGAGTAGGTCTTATTTATGGAGGTTATGCTAAGAGTGGTTATCAAAAGATAGTAGGTAGTCTTAAGAGTCGAGGACTTAAAGGTACCTTATCTGCTATTAAAGGTAAGGGTAGTAGCCTAAAAGATTCCTTAATTTCGATTATAAGCAACGCTAAGAGCGATAAGTCTAGTTCTAGTGTATCTGGTACTAAAACGATTAAAAGAGCTAAATCGGGGCTTAAAATTAATCCTACGACACTTGTAAAATCTGGATCTAAAGTTCCTGCTAGAAAGATAGGTAAAGCCGGTGCTTTAATTGGTGTTGGTATGGGTGCTTATGCTTTATATGATAGTTATAAGAATGATAATAAAGCTCATGCTTCTACAGTTAACCCTAAAGAAGATAATTCTCGTTCTAAGAATAAGAAACAGTCTAATAAGAAAGCTTCTAGTATGACTGTTAGTAAGTTAGCTAAGCAGGTTCAGAACAAATATAAGCGACTTCATAAGTCAGAGTGGCGTTTAATTGATTATCTTAATACTTATTGGGATATTTTCTTGCGTAAAGCTAAAGAATCTGGTAGTAGCTCTAGCTCTAGTGATGATGTTGGTAGTGACTCAGGAGGAGATTCTGCTAAGTCCCCAGAAGAGTGGAAGGATGATATTAAAAAAGCCGCCAAAGCTATGGGACAGAATGTATCAGACGAACAAGTCAATATGATTGTTTCCATGATTAAGGCTGAGTCTGGAGGAGATCCTACTGTTACTCAGCAGATTAGTGATATTAATTCGGCTAATGGTCATCCAGCTCAAGGTCTTTTACAATACGTCCCTTCAACTTTTGAACATTATGCAGTTAAGGGTCATACAAATATTAAATCTGGTTATGATCAATTACTTGCTCTATTTAATGACTCTAACTGGGCTAGAGATATTCATTATGGTGGTGGATGGGGTCCTACTGGTAACCCTATTAAGACTAATGCTACTGGCGGTATTCGTTATCACGCTACAGGTAACACATATAGTACACGGGTAGCTCAGACTCCTACTAATCAATTCAATATGAATTTACAGCATCCATTAGAATTGCAAACACTTTTTAAGCAGAATATTAGGAAGTCTCAAAACTATATTAAAGTTCAGAGAAATCGTGGAAAAGTTAATGTTAATGTAAACGTTAATCGGAGTAATATTCTTAAGGTTCAGCAGGTTGTAGACCAAACAATTAATGAGGAATTTAACTTTTGGTTGCAGTCTAAGAAGGCTGAACAGTATGCAAGCTTTTATAGTAATGAAGTTGGGTAGGTGATTGAGTGAGCAAGCAAGAAGATACAAATATTAAGGTTACGGCTGATGTTGACCCCGCCAAAGCGAGTCTTCGAGAAATTGAGGATCTAGTTAGTTCTACCCAACAGAAGATTAATCGGGTATTTAGTACTGTACAAGATAATAACGGTCAGATTAGTAATAAGCAGTTAGCTGGGGTTCAAAATGGCTTTGGTCGTTTAGACGAAGTTAAATCCGCTTTAGATAATGCTCTTAACCAAGCTAAGGCAACTCAAAATGGTTCTAAGCTAGAAGAAAGCATTAATACTTTAGCTCCTAAGTTAGATCTAGTTGTTAGTAGTTTAAGAGAGTTAAGATCTGGTAATAATAGTACTAAGCTTGATTCTATCTTTAATGCTCGTACAACTACTTCTCGTGCTTTTAGAGATGATAGTGCTACTATTCGTGGTGAACAGGGAGACTTTAGTCAACAAAATTTACATTATGAGAGTTTAGCTAGAGAAAGCCGATCTGATATTCATAATTTAGCTAGTTCGCTTAAACGTGAAATGGGTAACTTAGACGTTGGTAGGAAGTCTGGTTATATTTCACATAATCGCTATCAGCAGTACAAAGCCTCATCTCAGTCTATTCAAAGTCGTTTGCAAGAACAACGAGATCGGTTTAATTCTCCTACTGGTGATATTGCTCGTTTTGCTAGTTATTATCAAAATTTACAAACTCAAGCAAAAGAAGCTAATAATGTTGCTTCTGCACCGGGTGCAACTACTGAGCAGGTTCGTTATGCTAGAGCTTTAGACGAACAAGTTAAGCACCTAGAAAAGGTTAATGAGCGATTTAAGAAGCAGGAAGAAGAATTACGAACTGCCGAAAAGAATTCAGAGTCGTTTAATGATCGCCTTAATGATACTCAAGGAGTAACTATTGGCGATGATCCTAATTCTTTTATGGGTCAGCTTAATAAGCGTAAATATACTATTTTACGTGGTGCTATCTCTGCTGGAGGCGCTTCTATTGCTAGTGCTTATGCTCAAGGAAATAGTTTAAGACTTTCTAGTTTTGACGATATTAAGTCTACTGCATATGCTAATGGCGGTAGAGATGGTGAAGTTCTTAATACCTTAGGCGACTATGGTTATAAATATGGTTATAATGGCGCAGAAATGGGTCAGTTTGCCAATGCTTATACTTCTACTACTGGTAATGTGGGGAGTACTAGAGATGTTGCTGGTGTTGCTCAGACGTGGGCTAGACAATCTCGTATCACAGGAGCTAATGCACAGAGTACTTTAGGGCTAGAACAGACTGTCGGTAATAGTGCTAATTTAAATTCTAGTCAGATGAGTAGTGTTGGTAATGCAATTACTAATTCTATTATTAATTCTGGTATGAGTGCTAAGGCAACTGAACAGCAACAAGGATTATCTATGTTAATCCAGAATGCAAGTAATCAGGGTCTTACTGCTCGTGATGAAAAGAACTTAGCGGGCTTCCAAGGTGCGATTGCTAGTGGCGGGGCACAATTCCAAGGTACACAAGGCGCTCAAAATACTATGCAGTTAGCTCAAGGATTAGGTAATGTTAATAACCCAATGATGAGACAGCTTTTTGCTCAGTCTAATCCTAGTCGCTATACAGGGGTAGAGGGTTCTGCTAATATGGTTTTTGATATGCAAGAGTTCCAGAAGAAACCATGGAAGATGAAAGGAATTCTCCAAAATGCTGAAAAAGATTTTGGTAGTCGCAAGGTTGCTTCCGCTAATCTATATCAGGCGACTGGTGTTCCGGCAGAGACTATTGAAAAGTGGATTCAATTAGCAGATTCTGGTAAGTTAGACAAGAAGCATATAGATAAGCTAGAAAAATCATCTAGTGCAAGTAAAGAAGGCGGGAAAGCAGATCAGGATTATGATAAGACGGGAGCTTCACAACTTCAAAAGTATAATTCTGCATTAGCTGATTCTGCTATGAAAGCTAGTCAAGCTTTAGACGGTTTACGTGGTATTATTGCTAAGGCTTATAAGGCTGGTGGTGGGTTATCTCCATTTGTTTCTGGTGTCGCTAGTGCATTTGGTGCTGGTGCTGGAAATCTTATGAGTATCTATGCTCTTGATAGGCTAAGAGGTAAAGGTGGTTCTGGAGGTGCTGGAGGGTCTGGTATCTTAGGGCGTATCTTTAAAGGTGGTAAATCACCTGTAGAAAAGGAAGCTGAAAAAGCAACTGCTAAAGCTGGAGAAGAAGCTGTTAAGACTGGTGCTAAGTCAGTTTCTCACGTCTGGTATCTAGAGCTACCTGCTTCTAGTGTCTTAAAGTCTAGTAAGTTAAGAGGTTTAGTTCGTGGTGCTAAGCCGGGACTACCGGGTGTTGGTGATTTAGTCTTTGGTGGTTTAGATCTAGCCACCTCTGTTGCAACTACTAAGAAAGGTACTAAAGCTCGTAGAAAGGCTGTTGGTTCTAGCTTAGGCTCATCTGCTGGTAGTGTTGCTGGTGGGGTTGTTGGTGGACTGATAGGTTCAATTTTCCCCGGTGCTGGTACTGCGGTTGGTGCGGTTGCTGGTAGTGTAGCTGGTGGCTGGTTAGGTGATAAGTTTGGTGGTTTCCTTGGTGGTAAGATAGGTAAGTCTAAGGATAAAGCTATTAATAAAGCTAAAGGACAATCACTTAGAGACGCTCGTAAGACTGCAAGTAAGTATAATAAGTCTGGTGGCGTACTAAGAGGTATTCTAAAGAATGGTAAGCGATTCTTACCGGGGGTTGCTCTTGGTATTGCAGGCTTAGGCTTAATGGACGATTTCTTTGGAGGTAAAGCTAAAGCTTCCTCAAAGAAGGGCAGTGAGAAATCAGAAGCATGGCGTATTTTGCGTGGCTATGATAAAATGCTTGATCATGCTATGCGAGTAGTTCAATCTGCTAAGTCTATTAAGAACGGTGGAGATTCTAGTTCTAAGAGTGACGACTCAGATATATCTGGTACTTCCGGTGAGGGAGAAAAGGCTATTCGGAGCGTTGCAAAAGCTATTGGTAAGAAGCTTGGTGTTGATCCTAAACTAGTTTATGCACAATTGATGCACGAAACTAATGGCGGTACTCATATGGCTGGTAAAAACAACTATGGTGGTATTGTTTATGCTGGTCAGAAAGGTGCTAAAGCTGGGTCTCATCAGCCAGACGGTAGTGGTAATTATGCAGACTTTGATAGCCTAGACGACTTTGCTAATGCTTATGCTTCTACTCTTCAGAAGATGGGTATTAATAGTAGTATTAAGTCTGTTAATGACTGGGCTAATCAGCTTCATAGTAAGGGTTACTTTACTGATTCTCCTGCTAATTATGCTGGGGGAATGGAAAGATTTGCTAAGCAGTATGCTGTTGGTGGTATTCGTCAATACGCTTCTGGTAGTCCTTTAATCACAGATCATCCAACTACTAATAATGGTAGTGATGTTTATGGTGAGGCTGGGACAGAAGCTTATGTACCATTAAATGCTGGTCATTACTTTAGTGGGCTTTCTACTTTAGACGACTTAGCTGGTATCTTTGGTAAAAAGGTAGTTAATCCGGGAGTTTCTGAGTCAGGTGGAAAATCAACTACTATTAATCCAAGTTATAATATTAACCTTACGATTAATGGTGGTACTGATGATCCAGATACATTAGCCCAAACAGTGGCTAATAAAGTAAGAGAAATGCTAAGTCAATATGATAGTCAGCAAGCAATGAGTAACCAGCAAACATTCTTTGCTAATGAAACTTCTGGACTTCTAGTCTAAATGAAGTTATAATTTAGTTGAACATTTGTTAATACACACCCAAAAATCCTCTATGTTTCAGACGTACATAGGGGATTTTGATTTATATTAAAACTAAATAAAGGGGTGAAAATTTTGCCAAAAATAGATATTGGTGCTTATCGACAAGTAGCAAGTAAAAAGAAGAAACCTTTTCATGTAGACTCTAAGTCTGCTGGACAAGCACTAGATCATAAACAAATTAAATCACATATAGATGTAGGTGCTTATGGTGGAGTATCAGACGCTTATAAGAATAAAGGTCATAAGTCTGGTTCTTCTAAAGGCGGGGACGATAAAGATATTTCAAAGGCTGATGAAAACTATAAACAAATAATGCAGGAGTCTTTGAATTTAAGACAAACTCCTACCCCTCGTTATCCTACTCATATAGACCATAAGCCGGGTGATATAGCTAAATATGGTTCTATTTCAACGTCTGGTTATTTACAGGTAACGGTAGCAACTATTTCGGTACTTATCCTTTAGTCCCCCGTTCTGTGTCTCATCAAATTCCAGATGATACACAAGATAAATTAATTGCTGATCTAATTTCAGTGCAAGTACAAAATGATATGCAAAATGATATTCCAACTTTGACTATGATTTTAGGCAATAGTCATGATTGGTCTTCCCTTTTTGCTGTTAATGATTTAATTCGGGTAGACTATATCTTACCAGACAAACAGTATCGTCAATTTGATAAGTGTATTTATACTGGTTTAGTTTCTAATTTAACTCGTAATGCTAATTACAATGGAGCGCAAGAAACTTATACGGTTGTAGGTCAAGGTATGGCTAAGATTATGAGTAATATTCAGTTGTCTACTTTTTCTGATTTACAGTCTAACCTTAATGGTTATCAACTGCTCCCAGACGATGAAAAGACGGGGATTGGTTTTAAGCAACATACGTCTGCTAATATTATTAAGCAGATTATTAATCGATTTGTTTTGCAAAACCAAGGTGGAGTAAATACCTATGATTACTTAAATGGTCAAGGTGGTCGAGATATTACTGATCGGGCTACTCCAGTTAAAGCAGGTGTAGTTAATGATTTTATGGGTCAACCAAAGAGCCAAGCTGATTATCAAGCTTATTTAGATTCTTTACCAGATAAGAATGGTAATACCGCCGATGGTTCAGACCAGAATTCAGATACAGACCAGAATGGGAAGAATAATGATCCGGAAACTAATAATCAAGTTAGTTGGTTAAATATCCCCATGCAGGTATCGGAAAATGGAGAATTACCTATTCAGAACTTAATTGAGTTTTATATCTACGAGAATTTAGACGAGTCCTACCCAGACGCAGGCCCAAGCAATCCATTCTTAAATTATAATGGTTCCATTCTCCAGTTTATTAAAGACGTTTCTGCTAAGCCTTTTAATGAAATGTATTGGACTCATGATCGTGGGTTAGCTACTTTTAATTACCGCCCTACACCGTTTGATCCCGAAAATTGGATGGGCTTGCCTGTTAATGAAATTGCTCCCGGTGATATTATGAGCGTTAATATTCAAAACAATGACCAAGAGCAGGCTTCGATCTTTAAGCTTACGCCTACACAAGGTATGGGGATAGATCAGTATGACGGAGGCTTTACAGGGAATATGGCACCATTAACTAATATGGAGCTTATTCACCGTTATGGTTATAAGTTAATGAATGTACAAGTTGATTACTTTAATGGTAATAAACAAGAGGATCCACTGTCACAAGTAACAGCAGGGACGACTAATGCAGACAGTGAAGCTATGAAAGGGTGGACTCAAGAAGAAGCTATGCTTCATGCTCCTTATTACACATCTGTAGTTGATGCTTTTTATTATACTAGTGGACGTAAGGCTAACGGAGAAGATATTTCTATTCCTAAAGAAGCTGGTGGATCTGCTCAGTATAATGCTGTAAATGAAGCGATTAAAGCTTCTGGTAATGCTTATGATTTTGCTCGTTCGGTTGCTGGGTTAGGAATTAGTCAAGAAGACGCTAATACACTATGGACAATGCGTAATCACTTTAATCGCACTAGCTACCTTAGTGTGATGATGCCTAATTACACTCCTACTAATACAGCTATTTCTAAGAATTCTAAGTATTTAAAGAGTTATGATCGGATGGCTAAAAACCCTGAAAAAGCGGCTGGTGAGTTGATTGACGAAATGGGTTATACAATTGGACCAGAACAGGCTTGGGAAATTGTACAGTCTGCTTTAGCTAATGGGGGTAAGCCTAGTGAGGCTGATTATGACCGGATTATGAATTCAGTTCCTTTTGACCAAGGACATGATGGTATTAATGGATCACCAGATAGTGGTCAGCAATCTGTACCTTTCTTATTCCTTAGATATACCCAGAAATTATTTGATTGGTACGCAGATAATGCTAAGTTCTATTCTGGCACGATTACTTTAGGATCGCTTTCTACACCAATGGTAGATTGGATTGGTGAACGGGTAATGTTTTATGATGACCCATCTGGTGTATGGTGGGAATTTTATTGTGAGGGTGTAACTACTAGCTGGAGTTATGCTAATGGTCTACAAGTTACATTGAATGTTACTCGTGGTGTTCCTTTAAGATCTGAAACAGGCGACTTTTACCGTAGATTTACTGAACCTTGGAGTTTTAAGGGTAAGTTTACTCGTTTCCTTGGTGGCTACTTTGGTGAGCAAAATCTTGCTACTGCTATTTCCAATGCAAGTAAAGATAGTGGAGGAGATAGTGGAGGAAAAGGTTCGGGAGACCTCATAGAAAAAGCTAAGGATATTATGAATAATGAAAACTGGAGCTATTCACAACCTATGCGTACAGATTTTCGCAAGAATGGTCATGCAGATTGTTCAAGCTTTGTTTGGTATGTATGTAATGCTTGTGGGTATGATGTAGGTTCATCTGCCTTTACAACTTATACAGAACCTAGTATTTTAGATGAAATTAGTGCTGATGATACTGGTTCAGGGTCTATTGTTGTTAATGATAATGGTGGTAATTCACACACTGCTTTTCTTGAAGAGAAGTGGAAGGGTGATGATACAGCAATTATTAATATGGGTGGTCGAGACAATCACGGTGGACCTAGTGGAGATGTTAATGAAGATACCTATGGAATGGCTTTTGCTAAAGGTGGGTCAATAAAATTTTATAAGCCAAAAAAGAAGTAAAGTTGGATTGATTTTTACTAAGAAATAGAGGAATTAGATTCTCTATTTCTTTTTTATTTTTGTATTTTTTGTACAAAAGTAGTTGAAAATTCAACTAAAAGTGTTATACTTAAAACATGAATTAGGGAAAGGAAGCATAACAATGAAGAAAGGTAGTACATCTGATTTAGTAGAAGATATTAATAAGAAATATGATCCAGAAACGATTAAGAAAACGTTGATTAAGTTTCAGCAATTGCAAGAATTGGGTTGGGAGATTATCATTGATCCTGTAGAGAATGAGGCTTATAGTATTAAATCTGATGATGAAACAAAAATTGTTTATCGTCCTTATGTATATGCGCCTGATCGACATGGTGAAGATTATATCTTGAACTTAGATACTTCTTTTGACTCATATTATAGTTATTTACAATGTTTAGTTGATACTGTTAAGGCTGTTTCTAAGTTAGATAATCATTATAATTGTCCTTATTGCTCTATGATTAATGGAGAAGGTAAAAAGATAGAAATTGATAAAGATTCTTATATGAGATATAAGACTGATGGTGATATTATAAGGTTGATCGTTTATCGTGGTGATACTATTGAACCCGAAGAGGTACAGGATATTGACTCTAGTTATTGTATGATTTGTGGGAGGAAATTATCATGAGTAATCAAAAACCAAAAGGTGTTGGGGACGTAAAGATTACCCAAAAAGACATAAGCGAGCTAAGGATAACAGACTATTACTATATGAGGTGAAGGGCTAATGCTACACACATACAGAAAGACAGCCTTAATTGAGGCTGAACAGTTCGATGGATCAATTAAGCGGATAGCTAGGTACAAGATACATATTGTTGGACCAACATCACGAGGTGACACTTCTTATTTCTTGCTTCCAACAAAAGAAGGGAATATGAAGCTTAATGCTGGTGATTATATTGCTACCGGTGTTAAGGGTGAGCATTGGGCTATTGATAAGGATATATTTGAGAAAACTTATGAAAGGGTAGAATAATGAAGTTTTTAGAGGGTTTTGGTTTTGGCTGGTGGTCTAGTGGATTGTTATTTTGGGTACTAGTCCTTATGATTGATTTACCAATTAGTTGTAGTTATAAAACTTTAGCGATTATACTTTTAACTCTTGAAGCTATAATCTCTTTTGCTGGTCTTGGAGTTTGGGTTTATTCTATGTGGAGGTCTAAGAAATGACTAAAGTTAAAGTAAATAAAACTCGTAAGTTTCATTCAGCAGAGGCTTGGATCGTAAAAGATTGTCAAGGCAATTATGTAACGTCTGTAGAGTTCTTACGGGATACGCCTAAGAATGTTAAGACTGCTTATTATAACAAGCCTGCATTTGATATTCTTAAATTCGGACAAATTTGTGTGTTTAATAATTATTTAGAAGCTTGTGCAGTTGCTAATGAATGCGGTGGTAAGGTCTATGAATTAGGATTAATTAAAGTGGGGTAAGTTAAAATGACTTTTGAAGAATTTAGTACTATTTTAAGTGATAATAATGTTTATCTTAGGCACAAAAAGTATGGTATTTATGAACTTAGAATTGACAGTTTAGTGGATGGTTTTATTACTATTGACTTAAATTCTGAAAAACTTATCTATTGTTATCAATGGGACAATTTGAGTTTTTCTTTATCTCCACTAGACCTTAGTGTTATTTTAAGT